TCTATTTGCCGCAGCAGCTGGTGAAGCCATAGCTCCTAGTACTGGTTGTGGTCCGAAGTCAAATTCTCCTAGTGCTCTAGGATAAACAAATTCTGCCCTAACTGTTTTAAGTGGTTCGAGAGGCATAGGTAATTCACCGGGTTTAAGCATACGTATAGCATATGCAGCTAAGTCAGCTGACGCTTTATCTGTTGCTATCTCTTTAAATACAGCTCTTGCATTTCTGCCTGCACTAGAAAAGGCTTCGTTAAGTTGACCTATTTGTCGACCAAAGTCCGCAGCTGTAACCTGATACCCTTTCATAGCACTTCTTCCAGAAACGCCTCTTGCTCTTAATGAACCTTCAGTCATTAATGCTTCCAAATAAGCTTCTTGTTTGTCAAAAGATTGTTCGGTATGAATTTCCTCTAATTGTCTTTGTGCACTCTCGTAGGCTGTTTGAGCCGACGCTTCGTTTAATCCTAACTGTTTTGTATATATTTCTTCTGATCTTTTATATTGTGCTTCGTTAGATTCTTGTTCTGCGTTACGTATTTGTAAATCACGATTATAACTTCTTGCATTCATAGCATCAGTATAGTCAGCAAGTCTACCTTCATTACGCTCTTTAGCAGCAATCTCCTCTATAGCAAAGTTTCGATTCTGAACAATCGACTGTTTATCTAACTCCCATTTCTGCATATCATATTCGTAGCGGCGTAAGGATGCTTGGTTTTGCATTTCGGCTTGTTCTCTTGCAGCACTAGCTGCTCTGTTTCCTCCGATAATGCCGCCGACTACTGAGATACCAGCTCCAACTGCCGGCCATATCATATTAAGTCCTCCTGTAAAATCTAGGTGAGTATTGCCCTTCCCACATCATAGAGTTTAATGTCACTGGGAATGGAGAATCATTAAATAATCTTAGCTGGAAGTTTTCTGTTTTTTGATGTATAGGTATTGTTAATACAGTCTCTCCTACCAATGGAACATCATTGGCTAGGTAGTTATCAGCTTCAATAACAGGCTGTAAATCATACCATTCATCTAAATATATAAGTATTGCTACACCGTTACCGGGTGCAGAATTAAATGTAATTGTTGTATTGTTTGTAACTGTAAAAGCTGTAGTTACAACACCGTCTAGTTTGACCTTTAATTGGTCCGAATCTATATATGAAATGTCATCTTCATTCCAACTAAATACTGTAGTAGATCCATCTCCAGTATATTCTTTTTTACCTTGACGTATACCTTTAGACTTTAATTTAAAGCCCATGACACCTGATAATCCTACAGAAAATTTCATACGAGCTACTGTTAAATTAGCTGTAAAATCTGATTTACTCATTCCATCATCTAAGAAATAGTAAGTCTTAGGTAATATAATATCAAAATCATATTTCCAACCAATTATTATATCACTAGCTATACTTGTAAGGTTTTTAAGTGGTACTTTAAAATATGTACCTGTACCATCTGAAGCTATTTCAGGTGTAACAGTAAAACCAGATTCAATAAATTGACCTGTAGCTGTTGTACCTTTAATTAAAAGTATAGGATCTAGCCCTGTAACATTAGCCCAAGGTATATAGCACTTAGTAAAATTATTTGTGCTATCAAAAACCACTGAGCTAGGTGAAGCATATAAGTCAATGCAAGGGTTAATTTTTTGTCCATCATTATTTACGATAACTGCGTCTTCGGGACTCTGACTAAGACTAACTTTAGACAATGTAAACTGGTTGCCCTGTTTAGTTACTACTAAAAAGTCATCAGAGTCAACTGCCATACCTTGTACTGTACCCGGTAATTGCCAGTTAAACCAAGATTGTACAAGAGTTTCTTTACCATCATTATATGTACGATAGAAATAAATCTCTTTATTATTTTGGTCAGACATAGCTATAAACTGATTCTGTGGACTAGCTATGAGTGTATCTATAGTCTGTGGTATCCACTCGTTTACCACACGTCCTATATCAAGTACTTGTGGGTTCTCATCTTGTCCTCTAGTAATCATACCAAAGATACGTGTGTAACTTGGAGTCTTACTTATAAAATTAATGTTTGTACCCATATCAACTGGGTCAACTAATATATCTACTTCATAGTTAGAAATAGGACGTATTGTTGCAGAGCCGGGTGTAAGTACACCGTCAGCAGATGCAAGTAAGAACTGTTGATTTTTACTAAATATTACAAGACCTTGAGTACTAGGTATAATCGCATGTAAATTAGCTGGACGAATTGTTGATGCACTCAAATCTATAGGGTCTGCATCTGTAATAACCTGAGCTGAAGTATGATAAAAATTAAAGTACTTAGCAGCTTGACTCATAGATACGTTATCGTTAGATAAGAATCCAAGTCTGTTATTATGAAAAAATGCTTCTTCTATTTTATGTCCTACAAAACTAGGATGTGCATTTGTTGTATCGTCTCCTACCTCTCTATCAACCCATACAAATTGTCTAAATGTAAAATTATTTAAAGATGTATTAACTAATTCATGTGGCATTGTAGCAGGGTCTAAACCCGGTGATTTACTAGGGTCACGTGCTTCTTTCCAGAATCCAGTACCAGAGACACCGTCGTCAGCTACAAATTTAGCAAAGTAAGTGTCATTTAAAGATGCTGTATTAATAACTTTTACAACATGGTCATGAAAGGATTGAATAGGTAACTGTGCTACGTTATCTACTTGGTCTTGGAATACAGCTAGTTTGTTATTAGCCGGTCCACCTTTAGAAGTAATACTAAATGGTGTACGTACGTTATTTACTATTCTATCTAGTTCTAATGTACCTTGAAATTTAGTAACTGTTAATCCTGAGATACCAAAAGCATCAATACCATTTTTTAAAGTTGTAATTAACTCGTCATAAGTAGTTGTAGTACCAGTTGTAGTTGAAAATGTTTGATCTGATGCACCACCACCAGCATTCATAGTTACACTATATGTAGAGCTAACAGCAGTGTCAGTAAGAACAAGTGTAGCTCTAGTTTTTTCGATAAATGTAGGATCAGCAACTTTATTTGCAACTTGTAAGTTGTTTACAATAACTGATGTATCTTGTACAGTAAGTATAGAGTAGTTTGTGCGAGCACCTGTAAGGTAGTTCACAGCATTTACTGCTGTACTTGTGTCCATGTTGACAGTACATACAGTACCGTCTACATTCCATATTGATATACCACCATAACCACTGTTTGGCTTAGGAGTAATAACTCCGATATATCTTTCGTCCGCAGTTCTAGCTATGTAGAACCACTTACCACCATCATAGGTAGTACCTGTACCTAAGTTTTTAATCCACTTAAATCCTGTGCGTTTAGTTAATCCAAAGGTAGGATCAGGATATGCGTTCAGACACTCTCGGACTTGACCGGGAAGTTTCTTGTCATCAGCTTGTTTAGATACTCCGGCGAGGTAGTTGTCAGTTCGTTGAGTTACTGCTGTCATCTCATTAAAGCATGGAAAGGTTGATAAGCTGGGTAGGAATTAGTTTTGTCGTAAGGATGTCCAAATATAGTAAACTGTCCTTGCTTGGTTTCATACTCCATAGCTAATGCTCTAGCGTATGCTTCTTGTTGTTGTAACATTTCATATTGGTTTGTATCTCCTACAATTCTTTGAGACACAATGGTGGCTGCTCGAGCTACTATACTATTTTGTATAGGTTCTGGTAAATCTACCCAGTCAAACTCCCATACAACATCACATTCGACACCATCGGGATGATCTTCCCATGTATATCTGTGATGTATTCTATCATACAATTTACCTTGCCTACGTACAGCATCATACTGCATGTTAGCAGAGTTCTTAGATAGTTTTAATTGTAGTATATTATTAGGAATAAGAATCTCATTGTTATTATCTGGTGTAAAAACATAATGGAACTCACTGTTATATGTCCAGCCCTCAGCTTGAACTTCACGAGTCACCTGTAACAACGTATCATAAGCAATCGCAACGTCCGGGTTGGTTTGGTCTAGGGTGGTTACAGGAGCCTGTCCACATGTGGATAGTATTTGATTTATAGCGGGTAGTTCTTTATTAGCATTTGTGGTTGGAAAAGGCATAATTATAAATAAAAAAAAGGAGGACCGAAGCCCTCCGTATATGTACGCATTAGAATGCAGCGTTACCTGATGAACCAGCAGCAGCACCAGCAAGAAGCTCGACACATGCAGCAGGGTTTAGGTAGTCAGCACCCATAGCTAGGCGACCTAAGATTACGTCACCTTGGTAAACAACTGAAACGTCACCTGAAGTTACCTGAACCTGTGGTCCGATAGCTTCAACAACACCAGCTGCTTCTTTCTGGAATATAAGTCCACAAGAGTTAGCAAATTCTGTCTCTTCACCATACTCGTTGTTGATTCCAGTTACATCATTAGCAGCATCTTCTACAGCTTCGCCTACGAAAGATCCTACGTTTCCGGGTGATGTAACACCGGGGTTTGTTGCGGAAGCAGAACCATACTTAGTACCATACTGGCTAAAGAATGGTATGTTCATTGACTTGTAGATCTTGATGCCTGCAATCTCAATGATTCCGTTTCCTTTTTGTAATGAGTCACCTTGCTCATCTCTGTTTACAAGACCATTAGAACCTACAGCTTGTATAAGTTCGTAGTATTGTCTTGGGTTTAGTACACCAACTCTACCATCTGTACTTACTCCTTTCTCGTCTAATGCAGCGGCAGCATCATAGAAGCCGTTAATTAAACAAGTTGAGTCATAAGCTGCGGTAGCGTTAGTAACACCAGATCTAGTTAACTGGATTTGTGTACCACCGGGCTCAACAAAGTTAGACTTTGTGATTGGTGAAACAGCTCTAGCACCACGTGCAATAGATCTGAACACTAAGCGGTCATACTTTTGAGCAAGAGCATATCCAATCTTCTTGGAGATCTCTCCTCTAAGCTCGTAGTGAGCTAATGTTTCGTCTAATTCATAAACGAATGCACTTGAGATTAAAAGATCATCAACAGTGATAGTCTTTTCAGCTACTGGAGGTGCTCCATCGGAGTTACCAAGTATAGATCTACCGGGAACATGGAACTCAGCGGTTGTATGTCCTGTGTAGATGAACTGTAAAGATTTACCATTCTTGAGTGTTCTCTTCATCACCAAGTCTCTGGCGATAGCATTGTGCTCAAAGCCTTTAAACATCTCTCCTGAGAAGAGTTTAAGATAAAGGGCTCTGGCATCAGCACCACCATTATTAGAACCCGGACGGGTTAATGAGGTATTATTACCTGTTGACTGATGAGCCATTTCTATTAAGAATGTATTGGTTTACGTTCTCAGATCTGAAATTTTTTTCTCGAGTTTTTTTTATGTGTGTGTCTATCCACACCGTCTAGACGGCATAAGGTATCCTCGTAAGGGCTTGTGCCAAGTGCAGGGGAGTCCGACTCTGAGGTGCTCCCCGTGCTATTAGTAAGAAGGAGTTTCTAACTGAGCATCAGTTTTCTTTTCTTCTTCTTTTTTTTCTTCGGGCTTAGGTGAAAATTGGACTGGATAAGCAACGCCAAATCCACCTTCGCTCTGGTGTTTGTACTCCATTACTTGGTTGTTTTTGTGTACTCGATACCACGATATACGTAAGTTACTTGCATGAGTAATCTCCGATACCTAGTCCCCGTTCCATGACTAGATGACATGCGTCGCAAATGCGATGAACGGACGTGGTATTATTTTTTCTTAGCAGTCTTTGCTGAACGAACAAAGTTCGCTTTAGTAGGTGCACCCTTTGATCCGGGTTTCCTCATTTTCTCTCCTGAGCCTGCTGCTATACGTTTACGCTTTGCGTGTATATTAGCATATAATCCTTTTTTTGCCATTAGCACTTCCATCTACGACGTGCAGCTTTTCCTCTTTCACCAGTCCATCCACGAGATCTAGCACAGAATGATTTTCTACGCTTGGCATCTTTCGAGCCTCTCTTGACTTTACCAGTGACAGCTGTCTTTAATTTTGATCCGGGGTTCTTACGTCTGTAAGCATTAACCCCTTTTTGTGTCATACCTGCCCCAGATTCTGTGGAGCGTTTGTGACCTCCTCTAATAGTGAGGCCACTCATGTCCCCTTTGGACATTACTTTTTCTTCGTACCCTTTTTAGGGGGACGTCCTTTCTTAGTACCGTAAGTACCTTTACCATATGGCATAGTTATTATCCTATTGTTGGTGCGGTTAGGGCTACCGACGTTTGTTCAGCAGCCGCTAAGTCTAATGGAAAATTGTGTGCGTTACGCTCGTGCATAACTTCAAAACCAAGGTTGGCTCTGTTCACAACATCTGCCCAAGTTGGAACGATCTTACCGTTAGCGTCAACGATGGACTGGTTAAAGTTAAAACCATTAAGGTTGAAAGCCATGGTGCAAATGCCCATTGAGGTAAGCCATATGCCAACCACGGGCCAAGTAGCCAAAAAGAAATGTAAGCTACGAGAATTATTAAAAGAGGCATATTGAAAAATGAGTCTGCCGAAGTAACCGTGTGCGGCTACTATATTATAAGTTTCCTCGTCTTGACCAAACTTGTAACCATAGTTCTGTGAAACGTCTTCCGTGGTCTCCCTAATGATTGAGGAAGTAACAAGGCTTCCGTGCATAGCACTAAACAAACTACCACCAAACACGCCCGCAACTCCGAGCATATGAAAGGGGTGCATAAGGATGTTGTG